GATTTCGTTGTTCCCAAGTACCCTGTAGCGCTTTTATATGGGCTTCTTGGTTTATATTGTCAATAACCCTCTCTGATGGCATGTGATAGCGCGAGGGCTTATTCATAATATAGACCTGTTCTGCTCCAGCTCGTAGCTCAGCGAATAGCTGACCAATGGGCCACCACAGGCATTCTAGGACCCAAAGACAGTTCAGAGAAGTAAGATCATACTCTGATTGCTCTGCGACAGTGTCTAGCATAGTAGAATAGAGCACAGGGGCATATCTTGAATACTCTCTAACCGCCGTCGCAATCATCCGGTCAAGTCGCGTGATAGCAATAGTCTCCGTCGTGAGTCGATCAGTTGTTACTGCGGTACGAATAGTCACCAATAGCATCGGCAACCCCCTACTCAGAAGGTAGCATAGAAAGCATTTTGCATTTCTTGTCTAGCCACAGTCTTATAATGGAGCAACAGAGCATTATCTGGTGCTTTTATAAAGGTTTCCCTGGGAATATCTAGGCCCTCGTGGATACGCCCGATGAAGCAATAACCACTGCGGAAGATTCGCGGGTGCCATTCATAGGTTCGTTCTCCAATGGGCTCACTACCTACTAGATTATGTCTACGAATAAATACACCACCTACGTCGTCCGTTGGAAGCCACTTCTTGAGCCATTGTAGCAGACCATTAGATGGCCACTCATCAGCATCAACTTGTAATACCCAAGGGGTAGTAACAAAAGCTAAGCCAACATTTCTAGCCTCTCCAAAGCCTTGATCCATTGTAGTATAACAAACCCTAGCACCGGCTTTCATAGCCAGCTCAATAGTCCGATCAGTAGAGCCAGTGTCCGTAACTATGATCTCCCCGACAAATGGCCTAAGTTTTTCTATCACATGTGGCAAATAGTCTTCCTCATTCTTAGTCAGAATATGCAAACTTATGTCCTGTGCTAACATACTGTCCCCCTAATTGTTTGGATGCCAGATACCCTGAAGTACCCGGCCTTTCCTGCGTTGCACTATACCATTAGCTAATACTGTCTTATATATTCGACCTCTAAAGAAGCTATTGCCTGTTCCGTAGGCTTCAATAGAGCAGGATAGATTGCGCAAAATGTCCATCCAATTACCGTGTCGTAGCAATCTAGCGTGTTCTCGGTAGAACGATGGATAGTGCACAGAGGGTACCGAAAAGAGCACCTGGGAAGTGACAGATAACTGATTTTGTATTGCTCTAACAATCTCGTCGTTTCCTAGTTGCTGGAGCACTCCCATACTAACACATGCTAATGGCATTGCGTAGCCATCCCTGCGGAGCACAGGGGGGTCAAGTAGTCCTCTACGGCAGACCAGTAACTGCGGAGTATCTATTCCCTGAGCCAGGAGTTTGCTACGTGCTCTAGCCTCATCCTCAGGAGCAACTATGCCTACAACCGCATACCCTCTACGTATAAGCTCCCGGTACAGTAAACCCTCACTTATACCCATAACCCAAATAGGGCCAGGGTTTGGTACAAAAGTTGCAATCCAATCAAAGAATGCAACATGATCTGCAATAGTTTGTTTTGAAGCTGTCGGAACGCGATTATGCCGCGTAGCAGCCTCTGTAGGGTCCACACCCTCAATAATGTCCAGCAGATGTTGACCTACAACTTCTGGTCCATGCTCTCGTGCAAACCACTGGGCGGCCTTCTGGCCCTTTTTAGCCGCCTTCTCTCTATTGGTGTATATCCACCGCATGGTCTCTATTAGTGCATCCCAGTCAGGAAGGTACCAGTTGCCACCTAAAGGAGAATCTTCTACTTTTCCTACTGGAATTGGAAAAGTGTACTGAGGATCGCACATAGGCTTCATGCCGGTGTGATCTGTTAGAATAGTTGGTAACCCTGTAGCAATGGCCTCCCTGGGGGGCATTCCAAAACCCTCACCCTTTGATGCAAACACCATTGCATCTGCGGCATGTAGCCAATTTAACATTTTATCTGAATACCAATCTGCACTGATAATCTTTACTCTTGGATCTGAGTCTGGATCTGGGAGCTGGTTCTCTCCCCAGCCAAAATACCCTAAACGGGTTTTGAACTCAAATCGTACATCTGGATACTTGTCCAATGGGAAGGCTTTCTTAAATGCTGCAAGGGTCTCTAAAGGAGACTTCCTACCTGATAGTGTCCCAAAGGTAACAAAGGTAAAGGTGTCTTTGGGCTCTCGTAGCTTCGCTGTATGATATATCGGATTGATAGCTAAAGGGGAAACCTTAACGGGAACACGGGCAAACTGCTCAAATACGCCCTTACAATACTCACATGGTACAACTAACAAGTCAACATCGTTACAATCATGCTTCCACTCTGGTAGATTTACTAATGGGCTATCGGACTCGTACATTGTTAATCCAATTCTATAGGGCGTGGGGAGCTTTTTGAACTCTCCCGGAGTCGCCATACACAGGCCCACTCGATACAACTTTGTTATGGGCATACGTAACATCTCTATGGTCTTGGCTCTCAAGCCATCTGTCGAAAAGAACCAGCACTGATGAATACCTATCTGGCAACCCTGTCCTTTCAGGGCATGTACCAGGTTCTCAGCCGCTGTAGCATAACCATCCCCCATACTAAACGGGCTTAGCCAGTATAGATAGGTTCCTTCAGGAGACTTCCACAGTAGATCCTTTGTATCTTGAATGTCATCGAGATCCGCCATTCTCTGCGTGTGCAGCCAAATGGCATCAGCGTAGCTTACCTCCTCCGGGACATCTAGCCAGACATCCGGGAGGAGATAGCTACCTCTAGGTGCTACTTGCGTAACACCAGTTCGATTACGTACTCGCATCGTTTAGTCCCCCCTATTCGATACGGTTACACTGTAATAGTGATTGTCGAATACAACTCAGCAACCACCATCTTCTTGGCATTACGGGTTCTCACGTTCCTGGACCATTTGTCCGTATTCACGTAAGCACCGGGCAGCGTCGCGTCTGATGGACCCATGAACTCGGCATAGATCAGTGGCATAGGAGCCAACGGGATATATGGAGCAAAAACGTAGCCGGTGTCGATAACGCTTCTGGGGTAACATCCCATGATACCCCTTGCCGAAGGAATGTAGGGTGTCATGTAGACATCCCAGAATCCCTCGACCCTACCCACAAACTCCACTCCAGTTATTGACCGTGGCCCTGGCGGCACCATTCTCTCTGCAGGCTTCCAAGTAGCAGACTTCATGCAGTAGTTGATGAGTGAACGCCCACCAATGATCCAATCTGCATTGCGGAACCGCTGAACATAGATCAGGCTCTCAGCGTCGATAAAGGCGTGGTGCAGTGTCTCGTACCACTCCTTGGCTGTATACCCTGTGGGGACGGTGTAGCTCCAGTTCACATTACCGGCTCCAGCACCAGTCAGAATCTCGTTTAGAGAACGATACTCTAGCTCTCGCAGGATCTCATTCGCGCACTGGGAGACCAACTCGCCCTCGACGTCGATGTTCAGAGCACCCCGGGCGTCTTCCTGGACCTCAGTGGACCAGCTCGCGCCTAAGATGTCCTTGGTCGCCGTAACTGTTTCCCTTGTGATCTCCATCTTGATTCGGTTGGGGACCTCGTTCTCCCCCTTGAAGGCATAGTCCGAGTCCATCACAGTCGTGCTAGTCTCGGGATCTACGTCCTCACGCTTGAAGTCCTGATAGAAGATCTGCATTACTCCACCCGATGTAAGCGGCATCGGCTGAATAGATGCGATCTTCGCCAGGATCAGTTGTGGAAACACCTTGCGAACGATAGGCAACGCATACTTGACCGGCAAGGTCACATCAGTAGTCATCGTCTGCTCCAGACCTACAGAACTCTGAACGCTCTGATTCTCGAACAGAATTGCCATTGTTTCCCAAAGGTGCTGCGGAATGGCCTCCATAGGATTCCTTTTAGTACCCGTACCCAAGTACCATTCCCACTTGTTAACTAGGGCATCCAGATACGCTCGCCTAGTAGCTCTGAATGCTGCGTAGTCAGAGCCTACATCCAGTACCTGCATGTCAGGGACAATACCTCTATTCACCTCAATACCTCCTTAGTGATATTTACACATTTTCACTTAGACCGCTTAGGAAAAACGCATGAGCTCGATCTGCTCAGGGGAGTAATTAGCTTCAGACGCATCCTCATCCCCTTCCTCTTCCTTTTTCTTAAACCGTGCCTGTCCCTTTGGCTCGCCTCTATCCGAAGGGCCAGACAAAGCGCGCATAAAAGCCTCCTCGCGAACTTCCGCCAGCACAGCGGGGATACTCTCTATCGTAGCAGCTCCCTCCCGTAGTGCCAGTGCAATCTCACGACCGACGCCAATCTGAGCCGCTTGTTCGATTGCCAGATCGAGCTCCAGGGCTGCAATCCTCGTTGCTGACTCAGTTGTGTCAGGAGTCGCGGCCAATGCTGTCTCAAGCTCCGTCTTGGTTGTCTCAAGTTCTGCCTTAGCAGCCTCAAGCTCTGCCCGCTCAGCTTCGAACTGGACGTTCACGGTCTCTAGCATCGTTGCCACATGGTCGTCCAGCAAGTCCTTTCGGTTTTCAAGAACGGCTTCGAGAGTCAGCTCCTCCCATTTGATCTCCACAGTGACCTCCTCTTTTTCTAACGGGGTAAATATCAACGCCGACTCCAAAATCCTTACTAGACCTGCTCCAGTGATACCTGCTTGATCGCATAGGTCAATCCCGGCCAGTCTAGCCGACTGCATCTCCTCTATGTAACCATAATCCTCTCCCTCTCCCTCGGGTTCCTCGCTGTTGAGACTATGCAGTATGCTCCGCACCTCGGTCATACGTACAGACGATTCGCCCATAACCTCATCGAATAGTAAACGAATAACGTCTTTTCCTTCCTCTGTAGGTGAGATAAACCCGTTATACTTGATCTCGGATCCATCCCGCCACATCTCGCCCTTTACTTTCCCAATAGGGTTCTTAGTACCTGGATTAAAGAGGGACCCTCCTGCACTCCCATGAGTATTATACATTGTTACTGTATGGCCCAGCCCAATGAAGTTGTTAGTGTTCTTCATACACAGGTCATTGAACTCAGGGGAGTAGTATCGCTCCCAGCCTGTACCGAGCTGGCTAACTGCGTTGTCTATGAAGGCAATGCCTTTGAAGTTGAAGCCATCTCGGAGTGCGGTTTCCAGAGTTAGTTCTTCGAGCCACGTAACTGCTTTACCCATCGTAGCTGCATATACAAGATCCTCTTCTAATGCCTCGTGTGATTTAGACCACTTACCGTCTCTCGCTTTGCGATAACCCGCCTTGTGTAGCGCCTTGTTCATAACACCATAAGCCTGTCGATAGGCTGCCCCATCATCTTTTGTCTTTTTATAGACACTATTGAACACCTCGATGAACTGATTGATAAACTCCTGGGGTATCCCTTTACCGGCTAGACGGCGCGGTACTGTTCCTTTGCTGAACGGCATGTTATTCTCCTCTCGGTAACAACTTCGGTTTTGGCGCAGCCTTGATACGGGCAATCTCTACAGGAGACATTCTCAAATGTCTAGTCTGAATAAACTCATCATCTATTAGGCCACGATCCAGCAATATCTCATCGGCTTCAGCAAAGCTCTTAGTCGCCATACTCTCATCCAGCATGTCAGCCCAAGAAGGCGTAGGCCACATAACCAAGAACTCAATGCTATCAGGATCAATCCCAAATAGAGCTAACTGTAGCTTGACAGTATGTTCAATTGCCTCGCTCAGCAGAGATTGGATTCTGC